TGCCATCTCCGACTTTGTTACAGGGACTTTAGTGCCCGCCATCATTGACCTGCGTGACAAGTTTTTCATGGCATGGGAATGGATCGCGAAGGTTGCCAATAACGCGTGGAAGAACTTTATTGAGCCGGTGTTCAATGCGATTAAGTCCTTCATCATGAATCTTCTCCTTCCGTATCTCAAAATCTTGTGGACTGTGTGGTCAACAGTTTTCAAGGCAGTAGCAAAAGTTGTTATGTGGGCGTGGTCAAATGTGATAGGCCCAGCGTTCGGGTTGATTGTGGGTGCCATCGTTGGCACGGTTATCCCTATGTTCAACCTCCTTGTGGGGTTCTTTACGAATGTTCTCATTCCGTATCTCAAAATCTTGTGGACTGTGTGGTCAACAGTTTTCAAGGCGATTGCTACTGTTGTCGGCTGGTTGTGGACCAACATTGTTTACCCCGTTTTTTCGGCAGTGTACGGGTTTATCACCGAAACTTTGATACCAGTGTTTAAAGGTTTTTGGGGCGCAGTAGCAGCAGTGTTTAAAGGCATTGCCGACGCAATCGGTTGGGCGTGGAACAACGTCATCAAACCCATCTGGGGGTTCATCAAGGCGTACATTGGTCTCATGATGGACTGGTTCGGGTTCCTTTGGGGTGTCGTGAAAACAGTTTGGGAAGCCATCTCGGGCGCCATAGGATCAGCGTGGGGTGTTGTTTCTGGGATCATCGGATCGTTCATCGGTGCTGTCATCAATCTTTACAATACTGTCAAAGAAAAGATTGAAGGTGTCGCCGGGTTCTTCTGGGGGCTCGTCACCACCATTGGGGGCATTGGGAAAACTATTGCTGACGCAATTTTCGATGCGTTCAAGGCGGCATGGAATCTGTTGGCAGACATTGTGAATAACATCATCCCTGACAGTATCGGTATCGGTATCGGGCCGGAACTCAATTTACCTGACAACCCTCTGCCGAAGTTCCATTCTGGGGGCATTGTTCCCGGTCTCGCTGGCATGGAGGTTCCTGCGATGTTGCAGGCTGGGGAACTTGTTATTTCCCGGCAGCAGTTGGCGTCCATCCAACGTGGAACTGTGCCCAGCAGTGGGGGTCGTGGTGGAGACATCAATGTGTATGTCAACCAGCCGAACGCTTCCGCCTACGACATTGGTCGTGAGATTTATTGGAAAGTGAAGGTGGCCGGATGAGCGACTGGGATCTCGTTTTCAACGGGCTGACGATGGGCCAAAAGCCGTATGGGCTCGAAAATCTTGTTGGGTTTCATGAGGCCCCGGATCTTCGCGCTTCGGATGCGGTTCGTTCGCGGTCTCATGGTGAGTTCGCGGGCACAGACCTTCTTGGTGGTCGTACTATTTCGGCGTCGATTATTGTTACCGCTACGCACCCGAACTCTGCTATCTGGCAGGCGTTATCGCAGGCGTTGGTGGTCGGTCAGTCTGCGGAAACAACTTTGACAGCGACACTTCCCGGGGTGGCTTCCGGTGTCACGGTTCAGGTTTCGGCGCGGGTGCGCCGCCTGTCCCTGCCGATAAACATGGAATACACGTTGGGGCTCGGGCGGGCTGAGGTGGAGTGGCGTTGCACTGACCCCCGTATTTACGATGCGAATGAGACGGTGGTGGGTATTGTTCAGGCCACATCTTCGGGCGGTCTCCTCTTCAATGCCACGTTTGATCTTGATTTCGGTGGTGACGCTGTTGGTGGTGTCGGTTCCGCGACGAACACAGGCGAGTTCGGGGCGCCGTGGACTGCTGTCATCACAGGGCCGATCACGAACCCTCGCATCGAGAATGTAACAACGGGAACACTATTGTCGTTTGCCGGGACTCTTAGTGCTACGGACACTCTCACCGTGTCGTCCTTTGATAAGAGTATTATTCTGAACTCTGCTGCTTCTCGCTATTCTTGGCTGGTTACGGGATCACGCTGGTTTGATCTCGCTCCCGGTCTCAATCAGGTCCGTCTTGCTGGGGCTTCTGGCTCCGGTAGCATGACCCTCACGTTTCGGTCCGCTTGGATCTAAGGAGAAAACTATGACAGTGCGCGCTGTACCATCTTTCATTCAAGGCTCCGCCCACCCGGCTGAAGAAACCCGGGTCATGTTGGGTTCGTTATTACACACGATGACAGGTTCGTTCGCTGGCGGTGTTGGTTCTGTTGATCCCGGTCACGGTGTTCTGCTCCGGGACGATCTTGTTGTCTCCGCTCTCGGAACCCCGAACATGAGTGTGAATGTTGCTGTCGGGAACTGTTGGATCCGTGGAACACAGTCCGCCATGCAGGGCTGCTACCACATGTTCAACGATGCGATTCTCAATGTGGTCATTTCCACTTCGGACGCCACAAACCCCCGCACCGACCTTATTGTTGCCCAAATCCGGGACGCCACCTACTCGGGTGCGGACCGGGACGCTCGTATTGTTGTTGTGACAGGCACCCCGGCGGCTGTTCCAACTGTTCCAACTGTTCCGGCGAACAGTTTGGTTCTCGCGCAAATAGCGGTTGCTGCTGCTTCCACAACTGTTGTTGGCGGCAACATCACGGACAAACGGACGCTGGCGAACGCCCACAACCAAATCCCGGTGATCGGTTCCACCTATCTCCGGGACATCCTTTTTCCCACCCCCCGTGAGGGGCAAGCGATCTACCTGAATACCGGGGTGTCCACCGAAGGTTTCCAAACTTTCAACGGGAGCGCTTGGCGTAACGGGTCGTGGAACGCCCCGTGGGGGTCTCAGTACCGGCAGACTTTAGGCGGTTCCGCTATTGCCACTGTTGGTACGACTGAGACGGCTTTGCACACTTCGGGGTCGTATACTCAGGTTGGCAACCGTCTGACGCGAACCATCTTTTCGTCTACTATGTATGGTACCGCGGGTGACACTTTTACTGTGCGGTTGCGGTTGGATACTACTGCGGGCGCCCCTTTGTGGGTCGGAAACATGGCTTTTGGTACCGGTGTCACACAATTTCCGATCACAATTATAGCAAATAACGCTATTCCTGCGGGTGCTCGCACCATCCTGTTCACTGCTACCCGTACGGCTGGCGCCGCGACCACAACCATTGGTGCTCTAAGCACAGTGTCTGTGACGGTTGAGGACATTGGCCCTAACGGCGCCCCCTCCTGATCGTGGCCGAGTACCGGCTGATCTCCTCCGACCTGCGAACCGGCACACGCATCACCGAACTCGCCCTGTCCGGTCTCACCTATTCACAACAGTTGAATGGGGCCGGTTCCGCCGGTGGGACCCTGTTCCTGCCGACGTTAGGTGACCCGCAAGCCGCCGGGAATGTTGCCACCCGCGCCCAAATCTCTGTTCTAAACGACGCGGTTGACGAGGCCCGACGGCAGTTGCTGATTGAGCGGGACGGTGTTCCTGTTTGGGCGGGCGTTGTGTGGGCTTCACCGTATGACGATGCGACCCAAACTCGTAAGGTGATGGCTGGTGAACTGTGGTCGTACTACCGGCATAGGGTGATTGATGCTTTACAAACCTTTTCTGCTGTGGATCAGTTCACGATCGTCCGCACTCTGCTGACCGACGCCCATTCTCGCGGTGGAGGTGACATCGGTGTCACCGTCCCCGTTACGACTTCCGGGCGGACGCGGGACCGAACGTATGAGGCGTTTGAATACAAGAACCTTGGGGAAGCAATCGAGGAACTGTCGGCGGTCATTGACGGTTTCGATTTTGCTATCGACCTCGCCTACAACGGGTCCGGAGATCTCGTCAAAACACTCAACATGGAGTACCCGCGGAGGGGCCGTAACGTTTATGCTACGGGGCACGTCTTTGAGTTAGGCCGAAACATTGTCGAGTTTGTGTGGCCCTCAGACGGAACCCGGACCGCCAACAAAATCTTTGCTGTCGGCGCCGGTGAAGGTAGGGCGGCTATCGTAGCGGTAGTTTCTGATACTTCGCAGTTGACAGCCGTCGCGTCTGGTGGGGCCGGATACCCACTACTTGAACAGGTGATCCGGTACAAAGACATTTCGGTTGTTGCCAATCTAATGGGCCACGCGCAACAGTGGCTCACACAGGTTTCCCGCCCCGTGACCCTGCCGGAACTGACAGTTAGGGCAGATCTGGACCCGGTGTTCGGATCATATGTTTGTGGAGACTCTGCCCGTGTCGTTATCCCACCGAACATGACACCCCGGTTCCCTGATGGGCTTGACACGTTCCGGCGTATTGTCGCGTTCGGTGTGTCTGTCACGGACGAGGGTGCAGAAACGATCAAACTCACTCTCGGAGAGGAACCCGCCTAATGCCGCAGCCTGCTATGCCCGAAGATCTTGTTTCCATGTTGAAAGATATGAACCGGCGCCTCTCTGCGCTAGAAACCGCGCCGAGGCTGGCGAACTCTGAGTTTCCGTGGAACGCCGCTCTGGACACACCAACGTTCAACACCACATCGGCTACCCCTGTTGATGCTTCCCCTGCCGGGCCGTCGGTGACCTTGAAGGTGTCGTCGGTTGGGCGTGTGATTGTTACAGCAAGCGCTTACATTGGGCTGAACTCTGACGGACAATTTGCGTTTGCTTCCCTTTGGGTCGATGGGGTGAACACCATCGCATCCGTTGTTGGATTCTCGCTCGTGGGAACGATAGGTTCAGCGAATGTCACCAGTACGCGAACGATGACAGTTTCCCCGGGGGAACACACGTTTCTGTTGAAGTACCAAGTGTCAGGTGGCGGTAACGCCAACTTTTCCTCCCGGTCGCTGGTTGTTCAGCCGTACTGAATTTCGATACCGGGGTGACCCTACCCCTGTCCCTGTTCAACCCGTAGTATCCGTCAATGATCTTCGCTCTGCAACTCATCCCCGATTTCATTGAGAAGGGGCTCATCCCAGAACTAATTGCTGCCGGTGCAGGTTTGGTTGCTGTTGGCGTAATTTACAATTATGGGGTCAGACCTGTTTTTCGTGGCGGAAAACGGTTGACTAATGCGATTATCGCCATCTCCGATTGGATCACCGCTATCCCTGTTCATGAGGACAAAATCGAAAAACTGGAAGGGCAAATCAAAACCATTCATAACGCTTTAGCCCCCACCAATGGGGATCGCCGGTCGATCTCAGATAGGCTTGACACAGTGAAGTTTCAGACCTCTGAACACTCACTAAAAATTGACTATCTCACCAAAACGGTAGAGTCACTTCGGAAGGAACAGCAATGACCAATTATGGAAGATCCCTTATTCGCACGATCGTGCCGGTTCTGGTTGGCTCGCTCATTGTTTGGTTTGCCGCCCGCGGTGTCGACATTGACAAGAACACTGTGCTGCCTGCTGTCGATGCGATTGTTGTTGCCGCTTATTACGGTGTGGTCCGGTGGGTGGAAACGAAGTGGCCTAAGGCTGGTTGGATGCTCGGGGTTCCCGGGGCGCCGTCTTATGTTGCTATTGATGGGTCTTTGGTGAGTTCTGAGCAGTTTGGTCCCCCCACCTGAGGTTTAGTGACACCCGGGGCCTCACACCCAAGTCTAACTATGGTTACATGCTGTTGGGTTCTGTGGTATAGTGACACCCACACCACACGAGAGGACCACATATGGCATTTGACCTTGGTGACTACGTCACCGTCCCCGAACGAATAGCCGCGTTCTATGCTATTCACCCCAACGGTCGTATCTGTTCGTCAACCCCAAAGGTTGTCACTATCGCAGACCGGGTTTTCATTGAGGTAACCACATCTGTGTGGCGCGACCTTGAGGATGTTATTCCATGTGTCGGAACAGCATGGGAACCATTCCCCGGCAAAACCCCGTACACCAAAGACTCGGAAATGATGAACGCGGAGACCTCAGCCATAGGCAGGGCTATTGCTGCCTCTGGAGTGGCCGTCAATCGCTCCCTAGCGTCCCGCGAGGAAGTTGCCGCCCGCACATCCCAACCAGCCCCCAAAGTTCGTCAGGCGCCAAAACCCGCAGACGGCGAAAAACCGGCGAAGCAGGCCGATGCGATTCACCCCGAGATCGACGTGTTGAGTCAACGGTTGGCTGAACTGCCAGAACATCTACGTCTGCAAGCAAAAACTGTGTTCTTCAAAAAGTTTGGAAAACCGGTGGACCTTCAACCCCACCAGTTCGATGCGGCTAACGCTTTCGTCTCTATTTGGGAAGAAAAAGTGGCGTAAGGCTGCCACCTGATACGCGTCGAAGCCCGGGGAAAAGATTCACCCGGGCTCCGACCAGCGAACAACACCACCACAATGAAAAGGACGCTGTTGCTATGAGTATAACAGGATGACCCGCCGAAGCCTTGACGACCGCGGTACCATTTTTCCCGGTTACCTCTGGTCGGGCTGTTCCTCGTTAGTCCGGCCCAACCAGCGGTAACTATTAGACTGACGAAAGGTATTTATTTATGGCTCGTATTAGGTCTCTCAAGCCCGGCTTCAATAGATCTTTGGACATCGCGGCGCTTTCTATCCCGTGTCGGCTCCACTTTGTGATGCTGTGGACTTACGCGGGTGACGACGGTAGGGGGCTCGATGTTCCGGCCCTAATCCGCGCTGATTTATGGCCGCTGGATCCCGAGGTTGACGACGCTCAGATCGACGAATGGCAGGGTGAACTCGAACGAAACGGTCGAATTATTCGCTACGAATCTAATGGCCGTCATTACTTCGAGATAGTTAAGTTCACTGACCACCAAAAACCGAACCGGGTAGTCCCCAGTAACATTCCAGACCCCCCGATCGGCACTGTAGTCCCGATCTCTCCAAAAGCAGTGTCGAAGCAGTGCTCGAGCAGTGTCGAAGCAGTGCTTGAGCAGTGTCAAAGCAGTCCTGTAGTAGGTTTAGGTTTAGGTCTAGGTCTAGGAGAAGTAGAGGTAGATACGAGTTCTGCCGATCTCGCAGATGCGCGTTACTTGGCTGAACTCCTTGCAGACAAAATCTTTGACAACGGATCTAAACGTCCGACAGTCACCGCCGCATGGGTGAAGGCTGTCTACAGAATGATTCACATTGACGGCAGAACCATCCCCGACATCAAAGCCGCAATCACGTGGTCTCAGGATGACGATTTCTGGAGGGCCAACATTATGAGCCCAGAGAAACTTCGCAAGCAATTTGATCGGATGCGATTACAAGCGGATCGTGGGCATGGAAGGTCAGATAAAAACCTTGCCAACCTTGATCGGATTGTCGCGGCAGTATCCCAATCGGAGGGTTTCACTGCCATCGAAACGACAGCAACCAACCATTCACGAGAGGTTGAATCATGAAAGCAGCAGAATCAAACATTTGTATCAGGAAACTGATGGCCGCCTACCCGGGCGATTGGTCTGAAGATCGAATTGCTTTATGGGTGGGTGAACTCTTACCGGTTGCCCCCGGGCTGGCAGGGACCGCCATTGATGCCCTAATTCACACAGAGAAGTTTCCAACGATCGCAGCGTTTGTCTCTTTGGTAGCAAAACGACCTTCCAACCCGAAACACGTTGTTGCCGATGGGGAACGTCGATTTTCGCCGGGCGTCGGTTGGCTTGGACCAGACCCCCACGAACTCGAAGCGTCAACCGATGCTGCTGTGTATTCGATGGAGGATGCCCGTGCCGCTCTCAGGGGTGCCAGCGACCCGGAAGGTTGAATTATGAAAACGATCATTGAAAGTTTCGAAGCGAAGGTTGACAGGTTAGATGACTGTCATCTTTGGACCGCTGCCACCACTAGCGGCGGTTACGGGGCATTCCGTGTGGCTGGGAAAGTCACGTACGCCCACCGGTTTGCATACGAGCAGGCTTGCGGCCCCATCCCCGCGGGTTCGGAGTTGGATCATTTGTGCCGCGTGCGGAATTGTGTCAACCCGGCCCATTTGGAGGCAGTCACTCACCAAGAAAACATGAGGCGCGGTGAAGGCGGGAAAGTCAATGGCGCCCGGATGTTGGCGAAAACTCAGTGCCCCCATGGCCACCCGTATGACGAAGAAAACACATACCGCACGCGGGCCGGTGGGCGGCAGTGCCAAACATGCCGTACCGAACGCGACCGTCGTCGTCCGGCCAAGAGAGCGGGCGTGGCGTGAGACGCTTTCCATTACGGCCAAGATCTAAAAAGATGCAGAAAATCTATGTGGAGCGCCGAAAACTGGTTGACCGGCTGTTGAACGAACGCCCCATATGTGAGGCCCGCTGGGATGCTGGTTGCAATCGGGCGGCTGTCGATGTTCATGAGATCAAGCGGCGTTCGGGTGGCGGCAAAATTGTGGGAGGAGATGACTCCGACTACCTTTGTGTGTGTCGTTATTGCCACAATCAGATCGAATGTAATCCCCAAATAGCCCACGACCGAGGTTTTCGCCTGTGGTCTTGGGAGAATCAAGGAGACGAATTGTGTTGAGCAAAATGTACAAATGGTTTTATCTCCCCGCTGTTGCACTTGTGATACTTGTGGTGGTGGTCGGGGGGCTTGCGGCTTCCGAGTCGACACCACAACTAGCCGATGCGATTGAAGAACCGGCACCTGTTGAGCCTTTACTTGTGGAGGCCGTTCCCCTACCGGTGGAAGTGGTTCCTGTGACCACAACCGCCGCGCCTCATGCCCATGCGATTGAAGAACCGGCGCCTGTGTCCGATGGCTGCTGGGCAGATCTCGCCCGAACTGTTGGTTGGCCAGAAGAAACGATCGGAACATTACAAAAAATCATCCGCCGGGAGTCGAACTGTAACCCGGGGGCTTACGCCAACCGGCCCTCCACCCTCGACAACTCCCGCGGCCTCCTCCAGATCAACGCTTACGGAAACCTCGCCGGTCACATTCGTAACGTGTGCGGGGTCGAGCCCGAGGCATTGTTCGACCCTACAGTGAACCTCTCCTGTGGGCTCGTTTATTATCGGCGAAGCGGGTGGAAACCTTGGGGATATTGATAGCGACATTTCTCATCGGGCTGATTTCCCTTGTTCTTATTGGGGTCATCGCCACAAAACTGATCGACAAAGAAAAGTGATTGAGCCGGGAACAACCGTCTGTTTCACTTTGGAGTACAACCAAAGGCCTTGGACTACAAACTCCGAACGGGCTGGGAACCGTTGGGAACGGGCAGCAAAAACAAAAGAATGGCGGGAGGCTTTCACATGGTTGGCCCTCGAACTGAAACCGCCCCCACTCAACTGGTGCAGCATTATGGTGATGCCATGGCAAAAAACGAAAAGAAGCATGGCGGATACCGGGGCATGTCACCCAGCAGCAAAAGCCGCCATCGACGGGATTGTTGACGCCGGGATACTCCCAGACGACAGCCCCCAGTACGTCCGGGAAATCATTTTTCGGGCACCACAAATCGGTAGGGACGCCCTCGTTCTCATCGTCACCGGCGAAGCCACATGACCACAAACTCAACCAATGACCCCCACCAGCGTTAGCATCACCAAATCCACCCACAAAGGAAACCAATGAACGACCAAGAGACCCAACTCCTACAAATCAAAACACTCACCCAACAGATGCGACAACACGAACAAGACGTTGTCACCCTCGGAAAAGAACGCCGCCAAATTTACCGTCAACTCCGAGAAGCCAAAATCCCGTACCGCGTCATCGCCGAACACACTGGAACATCAGAACAGAGCATCTACAAGGATCTTCGATGGGGAAAGTAGTGATAGAGAATGACACCGGCCGCCGAATGAATGAGGTCGTGAGGCTATTTCAGGTTGATGGGGCATGGTTTCTCACCGACCATTTAGGCGATACGTTTATCCTTGAACGCATCGAAAACATGGAGGACACCGATGGATTTGACAACTGACCTTGTCGACGAGATCTGCCAAAAAATTGCTGACGGCAACTTCCCCGAAACAGCCGCTGTCGCGTCCGGGGTGACCTCAACCCAATTCTCCAACTGGACCAAACGGGGCAACACCGAAATGGTTCGGCTCGACGAAGGACAAAAACTGAACAAGGACGATGCGATTTACGTTCACCTCATCGCCCAAATCGATTTGGCGCAAGCCACCTCAGAATCTCGGGCTGTGTCTTTCTGGCAAAATCATGTGTCAGAAAACTGGCAGGCCGCCAAAGAGTTCTTGTCCCGCCGGTTCCCATCCCGATGGTCCAGTAACCCAACACCCCAAAACTAGGTTATGGCCAACGTGACCGGGAGGCCAATGAAAAGGCCAACCCAAAAAGAGATCGATGCGATTTGCCAACAGATCTCCAACGGGCTCTACCCGCACGTCGCCGCAGCAGCAGTAGGAGTAACACCATCACTTCTTGACGACTGGATGAGGATAGGGTCACAACCAAACCCCCCAAAGCCCTACGCCGACGCCCACACCGCCATCTCCGCAGCAGTAGCCGCCATGGAAACCAAAGCCGTACGGGCCATACAGGTCGGAATGGCAGACGACTGGAAAGCCGCAGCATGGTGGCTTGAACGAACCCGGCCAACCAGATGGGGCACAAAGAAAACATCGAAACGAACCCCAAACGAACCCCAAGACGCCGCCCCCGAAGAAATCAAAAACAAAGGAACCCAAAAACAGCACGCCGACCTGTTCAAAAAGATTCTCCTCCGCCGCAACCTCATCGCCAAAGTAGGCGAAGGCGCCTGCTACGTCCCCTTCATCGGAGACGGAGACATCGCAGTGGAACTCTATGCGAACCGCAAAATCTATGGGGCAGACCTGTCCCCCACCCGAATCGAAATCGCCAAAACCAGACTCCCCGCAGCCAACCTTCGGGTAGCAGACTGCGACAAGTGGCCATTCGATGACATAACCGTAGAACCGCTCGCCATCATCGACCTCGACGCCTACCACTACCCGTACCACGCCTTCTATGCGACTGTGAAAAACGCCCCCCTAGCAGACCGGTGCGCGTTCTTCTTCACCGACGGTCAAAGGATCACCGCAGTCCGTAACGGCATCTACCACACCCCATATGGGGAAAAGATTATCGATATGCCACTAACAGAACGCCGAAAGGTCAACAACCTATACCGGGCCACCGTCACAAAACCGTGGATCACAGAGTGGGCAGCCCAAAACGGGTGGAAAATAGTGAAAGAAATGTCGTACCTCCGCGACCGTATGATGTATTGGGGTATCGTTTTAGAACGGGCAAAAACCCCGATTTCCCTCACCATAGAAAAGGTTTAGGAATGGCCAATACGAGAGAGAAGTTCGACGAAACCAAAAAAGCCGAGTACCTCGACCTTCTTCGTGAAGGTGGCCGCCGCCAAACCTCTGCCCGTTCCTGCGGGGTGGACCCGTCCACAGTCGTCGACCATATGAACAAATACCCGGATTTCGCCATCGCTGTGTCTTACGCTGAGACGGTAGCAAACGAACAGGTAGAGAACGCCCTCTATCAGGCCGCCACCGCAGGGCACATCGTTGCCTGTCAAGTATGGCTTTACAACCGGAAACCTGATGACTGGGCTGACCGCCGGAACCTCAAAATTGCTGGTGCTGACGGTGGGGCACTGAAAATCTCTGTCGACCCGGCAGACATCGAAGCGAAAGTGAACGCCGTGCTGGCGCAACGTAACGGTGGGAGTTGACCAAAAAACTGTTGAGCGGTTCCTTCATGCGACCACAAAAGAGCGGGCCAAGATTATTGAGGCCCTCGAAGAACCACAACTGGTAGCGGTAGTCGCCGCGTTAGCGGAAGAACTGTCTCACCCTTGGTACCGGTTTCGGGGTGACCCTGTCGGCTTTGTAACTGAGGGGCTCGGCGAATCTATCTGGTCGAAGCAATGCGAGATCCTCGAATCTGTTCGGGATAACAAAAGGACCGCGGTGCCAGCGTGCCACGCTCCCGGGAAAAGTCATATTGCTGCTAGGGCTGTTGCTTGGTGGATTTCGTCTCATGTTCCCGGCACCGCCATTGCTATCACTACCGCCACCACCCACCGACAGGTTCGGAACATTCTGTGGCCGCACATTAGGCGTGTAGCGTCGAGACATGACCTCCCCGGTGAGGTTCTAACGACTACATGGAAACTTGACGACGATATTGTTGCCTACGGGTTTTCGCCTTCCTCATACGACGAAACTGCTGTTCAGGGCATCCACGCCCCACATCTTCTGATTGTTGTTGATGAGGCTGGTGGTGTCGGGGATGTGATCGGTCAGGCTTTGGAAGCGCTCATGACCGGCGGGCACACCCGGCTTCTGTTATTGGGTAACCCGCCAACAGATCTGGAAGGCTCATGGTTCGAGCGGGCTTGTGGTTCACCGAACTACAATGTGGTCACCATTTCGGCTTATGACACCCCCAACTTTACAGGTGAGTCCGCCGGGATTTGTAACGCTTGCCCTGTGTCGGTGCCCGCCCATCCTGTGGCTGAACATCTTGTCGATGTCGAGTGGGTGGAGGATGTGATCTCCGAGTTCGGGCCAGAGTCCCCGTTTGTTCAGGCCCGCGTGTTTGCCCGCTTCACGAAACAGGTCACAAACAAGGTTGTTCCGTATGACTGGGCGGATGCGGCTACCCAAAACGATGAGCCGACCCCCGGAATTCGGATTCGTCTTGGTGTCGACGTTGCCGCGGATGGTGGAGACGAGTTCGTGATCGCTTGGGCTGACGGGTTCGTGGTCGATATTCGTCACGCATCGTCCGGTAGCGCCAACGCCAACCCGGTTGATGTCGCCGGGGTTATTCTCGAGCACATTCACAAGGCCGAACTTGTTCATAAGGAACGGGAAATAGTAGACCGGGTCAAAGTGAAGGTCGATGCGATTGGTTTGGGGTGGGGTGTCGTCGGCCTTTTACAACGATGGCGTGATGAGGGCCGCCACCTGTCTGACATTGTGCCCGTGAATGTCGCCGAGCGGGCTTCGGATCCCGAAAAGTTTCATAACCAGCGGGCCGAAATGTGGTGGAACGCCCGTGTGTTGTTGCAACCGTCGGCGGATGGGAGCCAAGAGGTGCGATTGAATCTTGATCGTAGGGCTATGGCCCAAATTTCGACGCCGATGTATCGGGCTGATTCGTCGGGGCGCATCCAGATTGAGAAGAAGGTTGATATGAAACGTCGCGGTCAGTCGTCGCCGGATAGGGCTGAGGCTGTTCTGTTGGCTTTGTTTGAGCCTCCCGGGCAGCGGGCCCCTGATCCTGTGATTGCTATTTCTTTGCCGCAGCAATCGGGTTGGATCCCGTAGACCATCCCACACAGCACGCCAAACTATGGTAGAGTGATGTTGCGGGGGAGGGACTCCCGCAGGAAAGGAAAATCATGACCGACACCAGATACGCCCCCTACGTTGACGCCTTCGACGCCATCATTTCTTGGGAACAAGACGGCGTCGAAACACTCGACGAAGCAATCGCGGTCGCCCATGCGATTCTCGACTCTGGGCTCGTCAACTCGGCAGGCCAGTACGGAAGGTTCGTGCGGGATGTCGCCAACGCCATCGACAATCAGGAGGAAGCAGCATGACCATCTCACATAGTCAGGAAGCCCGAATCGCAGCGTTTCTGGCAGAGGACCAAACCCGCCTCGCCCACCTTGCCTCGATCGCCGTTCGGGCCATCGCCGCCGTGGACTTCAACGCCGCCCTCGACGCGGCAGAGGAGGCCCGCGATGCGATTCTCAAAAAGGACGGGATCATCGACCTCCCCGCAGCAGAGAAAGCCAACCTCGGATACAACTCGGCGGTCGCTTACGCCAACGATGTCTACCGCGCAGCAGTTCTCAGCGCCTAACCAAAAAGGAACCACCATGCAAACCATCACAACCAACGACATCTCCGTCGTCAATATCCACCACCCCCAGATCACGAAAGTGCAGAAGTACGACACTTTCTTTTCTGTGGAACTGTCGCCAGTGAATCTATTCTTCGAGTCGCGTGAAGAAGCGTTAGAGTTCGCAGCAGAAATCATCACCCGCGTGGACTCGCTGCCATCATGACCACCACCCCCGTTCTGCCCTACGCCGGTTCTTCAGGCTGGTCCGGCTCCTCGACATCAAAAGCCAGAGCCGACCACGACGATGCGATTGGTAAAACTTCTACCCGCCAACGGCAAGTCCTCACCCGACTACTCAGTGAAGGTCATCTCGGGTTGACGTGGCGTGAACTCGCCGGGCCGGAAGGCTGGCATCACGGTCAGGCGTCCGGCACACTGTCCGTCCTTCACCGGGCTGGCATCATCTGTCGGCTCACCGAAACCCGTGTCCGCTCCAAAGTGTACGTCCACCCGACGTTCGTCAACGGGCGCCCAACAGAACCGTTTGTGGTGAAACGCCGGGTCACTGTCCCCGACGGGGCTGTCCCTGTGTTCCTTCCGCCCGACGTGGTGGCCCTGTTCGGCTCGAAAGGCATCTACCAAAAGTTACAGGCCCTTGGGATTCACCGGCTCGACCACAAGAGCCCAGAATATCTGATGTTTCTCCATGTTGTCATTTCTTGCCGTGAGGCAATCGAACATGACCACCCTGCGGGGCTACTGGCGTGAACTGGTCGGAGGCCAAACAGATCAGCGACCTTCTATCGGATGCGAGTAACCTTCTATTTGAACTCACTTTGGAAACCCGGTTGGGGCTCACCGAATTGACTGCGGCGGCTTTGTGCCACGAGATACGGTGGCGGGTCAAGCAGGCCAAAGAGATCGCCGACAACGCCCACTGGAAGGATCACCATGGATGAGCAACTGTTTCTTGCCGCTGAGCAACTCCGTCAGCAACGCATCGTCATTAGCAGCCATTACGCCGTATCCGACAAGGACGGACTGCCGGTAGCGGTCAGCCATCTCCGTTTCACTGCTGTCGATAAGGCGCAGGAACTCGCCAATGCCAGCCCGGGGGCAACTTTCTGGGTTGTCAAGGTGGTCACGTTCGCTAGCGGGGACGCCGATAAAGAACTGGTTGTGGGCATCACCGCATAGCCCGCCCAACTATGGTAAGGTAAGAGTGATGTTGCGGGGGAGGGACTCCCGCAGGAAAGGAAAATCATGACCAACACCACCACCAACCACTCGATCCTCGCGGATCTAGCCGAAACTTTCTACCCTGACACACCAGAAGCCAAAAACTTCTTCGACACACTCGTCAGCCTGTCGGAAGGCCCAGACATCGAAGATGGGGTAGAGATCAGCGAAATTGCCGACGGGGCTGTCCCCATCTACACCCACGAACTCTTCACAATCTTCGTGGATCTCGGGGCATACCAAGAGGACATCAGTGAACTGGCCAGCGAGAACTTCAACTTTGAGGCCAACGCCCGAATCGCCCTCTACCTCATCGCAGAGAGGCTCCTTCTAGCCCTCGAAGAAGAAAAAGTTTCGTGACTCAACCGGGGTGCGGTAGCCTTTCGGCAAACGCCCTCACAGGAAAGGAAAGAGCCATGAGTAGTTTCGCAGCAGTGATGTCCTACGCGGCCCTCGAGGGGGACGAGGAGCAGGTCCGGTGGGCCACAGAGACCGTAGACAAGGTCACAGGCGCTTTCTACGCGGCGTGGACTGACCTTGTCGGCGCAGGCGTCGACCCTTTCGACGCTTTGAAGCAGGTGACCGACGTGTTCGATGAGAAGGGTCGCGCGACCCTCAGCGCCGACGATATGGGCAAAGCAATCCAAAGCCTGTTCCTTTCCGAACTCCTCGCAATAGATTCGGAGACGGCCAATGTGCTGTCGCATCGTGTTGAGAAAGAACGTCACGAGATCCCGGTGGAGCAGCGACGAACCTGAACCATCCCACACGCGCCTCCAAACTGTGGTAGAGTGACAGTGCGGGCAGGGAGCCCGCCACGAAAGGAACCAGCAATGACCGCCGACCACACCACCACCGCAGCCGAGTTCTTCGCCGCAGTCGATTATTTGGTAGCACACAGACTGTCCACCATGACCGCGTCCGCCGCCAAACGCGGTAAGAACCCAGACTTCCCGTTTGTTCCCATCAT